GCCTTTAACCGTTTAGTTTCCTCTGTAATTTCACGGGATATTTTTCTAAGCTCTACTGTCGCGTTATACGTTCCCACATCCGAACTAGGAATTTGGGCTTTGGTTATAGGAAGTTTGGAGGTATCAGTTAGGATGCCGTCAATTTCTTTCTGTAATTGTTCGAGTTTTTTAGTCTGTATAGCAATATCGGAAATAGTTGATTTAGCATTATTTAATCCGGGTCTAAATCTACTCTCTAGCTCCTTTTTGAACTTAGGGATTTGAGTTTTAATATCCGTAGCATCTTGAATTAATTTATCTAGTGGTTGCTGTCTCTCTATTTGACTAAATGGCTCATAAGTTTGCTCATAGTTTCTAGTTTTCTTAACTCTATTCTCCCAATTCAATATCTGTGATTCAAGTTCTTTGGCTTGCTTTTCTAGTTGCGCTCCGGTTTTTAGATAACCCATTTTTCCTAAGATTGACTCAGTTTGATTAGTTGTAGCTGTGAGGGTTTGATCGGTTCTTTTCAGTAGGCTAACAGCATCATCAATCTCGGTCTTAACTCTTTTTAATTCGGCACGAAGTGAGGTTAAGTCATTCTGAATATCACGACCGAAAAAGTTTTCTGGGTAGAGAGGATCTAATAGGTTTTGGTAGTGGGATTGGAGTGCGGTTAATTTAGATCGTAAATCCTCTAGGTTTGTTTTTTCAATCAGATTAGACACGGGTTCTGTGATTAACTTAGCCCGGTTATTTGCTTGTTCTAACCCCGCTATTTTCTTGTTAGGAGGGATAAAACCTTTAGACATTTGGCTGTCTATCTCGTTAGATATTTGAGCCTTTAAGCTATTGGTAGCGTCGAGCAGAGTAGAACCCTCGTCTCCTAAGTTTTGGACGGCTTGGTTCCGTAGTTTGGCAGCGGGGGTGAGGTTGGGGATATCTAACTGATTAAGCGCCAAATTAGCTCTTTCAAGTTGGAATCCGATGGCGTTGGCTTTCTTTTGAGCTTGTTCTATTTTTGCCTGAACCCTAGCGTATCTAATTTCTTTAATTCTAATTTCTTCGGGTGAAACGAACTCCTTGGGATTCCGTTTGTTCATGCGACGGAGACGGACGTTAAATCTTTTCTCATCGGATCTAATTTTAGCTAATTCAATTCCTAGATCCTTAATTTCTTGCAATGCTTCACGTCGTCGCTGTAACCCGATCTCTCTCTGTTTAATCAGTTTACCAACTGCAATCTCTGGAGAATCTAGGGTCACATCAGGAACCATTGGGACGGAATTATCTAATCCCACAACTTGACGTTTCTCTTGTGCCTCGATTGATTTGAGTTTGTCTATAGCTCTCTGTATCCGGTCACCGGAAATACCACGCTTTTTAAGTCGGCGTTTAAGATCACTCCATGACTCAGAAGGTTTATTTTTTAATTCATCAAAAATTGCTTTGGATTCCGAACGGGAAAACCCTAAATTTTTTAACCACAATTCCGAGGGACTGGTTAGCTTTTCTAATTCAATCCTGAGTTTATCTTTATCAGCTAAACCCTGCAATATTTTAAATGCTTTACTTTTACGAGATATACCTTTAACCTCTAACAAATCATCAATAGAACTAATTTTGTTTTCTTGTAAATAATTGATTAAATCATCTAATTGTTTTTTGGGTAAAAACTCTTTTAACCCCTCTCTAATTTGTTCAGGTGTGGCACTATTTAGCTCAACCCCATTCAAAACTAATCTAGGTTGAATTTCAATCACACCTTGATCCGGCAATGATTCGGTTTGATTTTTGCGTCGTTGACGGATCTGTTCTGCTGTCTGGACTTCACCCGTTGCCTTGGCTATCTTCTGAATCTGTGCAGCTAAAGCAACATCAACCAAACCCCGTTCAACAGCTTCCCTGACTGGAGAAGGAATTGAAATTCCTGGGGTGGCAACACCCGACCCCGGAACCCGTACCTTTTTCTGTGACAATAGAATCGCCGCTAAGATACCCGCAGCCAACCATTTAGGAGGAGCTTCAAATAATCGACGTTTTTTGGAATCTTGGGTTTGATCGTCTAGCTCCTGTTGATTGTCAGGAGTTGCCAGTCTCGGACTCAATACACAGCGACAATTGACGTGCATCGGCGGTGTATTCGCTGAAACAGTCTCTATATCGTTTAGGTCAATCATCATCCCGTGACGACCTTCACAGACCTGACAACGGCGATCATCTAGGATTGACAAGAATACAACATGGGAAACTAAACCAGAATCTTTATAAGTCTGTAATCTCCCTGCGTTATAGGCAAAAGTTAACTCCGTTCTGGCTATTTTCTCGGCGCGATTTTTAAACCCTCTATCACCTAACTCCGAATTGATCCGCTTGAGAAGTTCGGATCTGCTTATCGGTTCCCCTGTTTCGGATTGGGGTTGAATTGCTGATAGGATATGCCCTCTAATTTTCCCCCATTGAGTCGAGGAAATATCAGAAGCCAGAGTCTTGGAACGATTAGCAATAGCGTTTTGAGCGGGGACATTTTCTATAGACGCTAATTCTGCGTCTAGCAGATCCTCGTCAAAGTTGGCTGTGTTTGTTCCCTTTTTCTGTTGGGACTTAATTTCATTATCCCCATGTTTCCGCCCGATGTTCCAACCCCCAAGCCACATCCCGTAAATTGATTTGGTCAACTCAGGAATTAAGACAGCTTGATAGTTTTCAATTGCCTTTGAGTCTTTAGTTTTAATTGCTCCGTCTAAGTCTTTTAATGCTTTGGAGACCACACGACTAAAAGCATCAGTTAAAGTATTAGCCCCGCCATTCTCTAATCTATCCAGATTAATTTTTATCGACTTGGGTTTAACGTAGTCGGGGGTTTTGGCTCGGAATATTGCAGAAGGATTTGGAGAAAAAACAGAGTCAAACATAATCTTTTCGATAATTAAGTATTATATCATTAACTAAATAAATCTCTAACCTTCTTAACAGATACCTCCTCTGGATTAAATTGCTGTTGTTTAACTTTTTCTTTGAGTACATCCTGTTCTGACACCCCATCGCAAAACGTGGGATTGGGACAAGATGAACCAATAATCACGCTATCACCTGCATCGGGTGAACGTTTCAATCTAGCTCGGACGTGCTTCTTACTCTCACAAGCTATCTGTCTATCTTCCCCACCTTTTCCCGATAAGGAATAACGATGGGATGATAGATCCTCAAATACCTGATTCTCAATATCTCCCAAGGGAGCGATCGCTATTTTCCCTAACCTTAACCCGTCCCTGAGTTTCCAAAATAGCTCGGTCTTACGGTTGGAAAATTCGTGGTTATTTTCGGCTGATTCTCCAAATGCACAACCTCTAACCAAGAAACCTTGCTGTTTTAATCGTGCTAATGTCCCTGCACCCACGCCCGTTTTATCAACCGCCGCATAATAAGCACCCCCTAATTTCCTGATCTTTTCAGCAACAATATCAGCGATTCTAATTGTATCAAGCTCATCCCCTTGAGTGGGATATAAGACTACTTCATACAGAACATCACCCCGCCATAATGCAACGGCGTGACTATCCCCCCCATCCCCAACATCAATGCCAAGCCTCCAAGGTGAAATAATAGCCCGTCTATCCCAATACTCAGGATTAAAGTCGTAGCGTTCCCTTGCAGCTTTTAACCAAGTGGAGGGGATGATTCCCTCGATGACATCTTCAGGAAAAATGCCCTCTACCCTTCCCTGCCAAAACACGGAAAACTCGCCTTTATCCTGCCTGACTTCCTCAATCCATTTAAGGGATATAGCGCCGGGGATGACATCACGGGGAAACTCAGGGGGCCATTGATCTTGAGTTTTGACCAATCCATTTGAGTCTAAAAGTTGTAGTGCCACCGATGGCTTTAGTCTATGAATTAATCGAATTTTACCCGATGGGTCTATGGTTTCTTCTAGGTGATATGCCCAGGCGACATTGGGGTGATTCCATGCAGGGATTGTTATTGCAGTGCGATCGCAAGCCTTTGAGAATGACGACTGTTTATTCAACGGGTTGCCAATTCTTAATCCCCTGTTACTTGACCCCGTTAAACAACTCTGAAACCCATCATCAATAATGTCCGAGATACCATCGGCTTCGTCTGCAATTAATAGCAATCGATCCGCGTGTTTACCTTGGAATGAGTTTGTATCATAGTTGCGAGCGGTAAAGCCATAAGCACGGGCGGTTTCTGACTTTCTGACAAATAGCTCCCCCCTGGTTCCCCCTAACTTTTCTTTGTTGCGATCATAGATTTTTCGTATCTCAGACCATAGGATTTGTTTAACCTGATCCTCTGTTGG